TTAGCCATGTTTTCTAATCTCTTTGATTATACTTGGTACCGAATTAATTATATCAAGATGCTTAGGGTCATCAGTGATTATTTTAAATTCATTCAATTGATGATAAAGCCCAGCCTCATCAATATTATCACTTAGTGTATCGTTTATTAATTTATTAATAAGATAGCTAAAATATCGACTTTCAGGCGTTATTATTTGAAAAACATTTGTGAGTATCTCTTCAATGTTTTTTGAATGGTGATCCGCAAGCTTTTTTATATTCCCGTTTATGGTTCTATAAATGCTTACATTAGATTCTGAACTATGAGCACCTGAAATGACTATCGGTGCATGAGTAGCACATATAACATTTGGTTTATATTGATAAAATAAATCATTTATATTTTTAAAGTATTCACGTTGCCACTTAGGATGAAGACTATTTTCCGGTTCATCAATAAGTATATATGCCCTTTTATCAATATGCATTGAGATCCATGATAACGATGTTAAAAGTGTTAACTCACCAGAACTAGCGTCATTTAAATTTATTTTATCGCCGTTTTTGAAAAGTGATATTTTTACATCACTTAGAATTTTTAATTTCATTAAATGATATTTCAGTCTTAAAACAGAAAGTAAATACTCTGTCTCTAAATCAAGACCAAGGTTTTCAAAATCTATTACCATCTCGACTTTTGGATTTTTTTCGATACTAGACCACATTCCTGGTATGGTTTTGCTTTCTGGTAGCTTTGATAAAAACGCCCTTACTCTTGATATATCATATATATTTAGGGATTTCGTATACTCTAAAGAGTTTATTTTATTAAAAGAGTCAGAGCTATTTAATATCTTAAATGATACTTCGATCTTACTATCGAAACCAATATAAGCTAATACCCGTCGTAGAGTTTCAAATGATTTTCCATTATCAAGTTGTGATTTTTTTGATGATAAAGCATCTATCATAACATCACTTACGTGATTTATTTTATTTGATGGAAGTCTAAAGTAATTTTTGATACGCAAAGTTGGGAATTTGTTATGAATAGTGTTTGCAATCGTTATGATGCTTGCATAAGGCTCGGAGTAAGCTATTTCTTGTGCTAATGCAGCCATGAGCCTGCTTTTTCCTGCGCCATTCTCACCAATTAAGAGATGATTATTTGATTGTTTGCTTAGTTTTGGCAGAAACATATATCCCCTTGTAAGGAGTAGGGTTTAATAAACATACTTTATACTAAAAATATTGTGAATTGCCATCTAGCTGTATGCTTTTTATGTGAAATTTTTATCGTTTTTCCTAAATAATTCCATTCACAGCATCTTCAACTATATCCATTGTAATGCACTTGTACCATAAATTATGCAGTCATTGAAGTCCCCGCAAATCCGGGGACTTAACCCTAGTCACATCCAATGAATCTGGTGCTGACCAGATGTAGTCGGGTGCGGCGGCGCTGGCTCGACTTCACCCGGCGATACGATAAAGCGCTCGACCGTTTCGGTGGCCACAAATGTCGCGCTGCAGTTGATGTTTGTGCACTGGTGATAGCGCTCTTTGGTCGTGTCGGTAAAATAGCGACTTGTGCGGGCGTGAGCGGCGAAATGGCATTTTGGACAGTGAAACATGGCGAGCACCTCATTTAATTTCCGGTGAGTTAATTTTACTCGCTTTATCTTTATATAACAAACACTTAAAAAACCAATCACTGCGTTAACTCTTCGCTATCGTACTCCACATCCGAAACCTTAACTTCAAGCTCTAAGCCCGTCGTGTAGCCGCTCCCGTTGAGGTTATGCACCACCCGGCTGATTATCCATGCCTGATCGTCTATGACGCGCTTAAACCCTTTCACCGCGATAGGCGTTTCAGGAAATAAATCTGCCCGGCCAATCGCCAGCGAGATTGAAAACTCCGCAACGCCGCGCTGCAGCTTGTCCCACTTCGCCTGAGCGGCGCGCATGGCCTGCGCCTTTGTCGCGTAGATGGTTGTAAGCTCCAGCACGTTGTCAGACTCACCGGCCATATACTCACCTTCACGCGCTTCCTGCTCTTTTTTGGCTTTGTCCTTTGCCGGGGCTTTGGTCGCTTTCGGGTGCTGCAGGGCGCGGAGGTGCTTCTCTTTGAGCTTACGCTTGAGTTTCACCTTTTGCTTTTGCGGCTTCGGGTCTTTGGTGTGCAGCCACTTTGCCGTAACGCCGGTGTAGGCTTCCCGGTCAGCAATGGCAAACTGATGACGATCGCCGTCGCCGCGCTCAAGCGTCATCTGCGGAATAGGCTTACCGCTGGCCGTCTTACCGCTCCCCGCTTTCAGGAATAACAGTTTCCCCGCTTTTACCGAAACCGCCGCCCCGTTCCGGTCAGCCAGGCGGGACAGAAACACCGCGTCGGATTCCTGCGACTGGTCAATGTGAGGCACGGCGACGGCTTTAAGGGTGTCGGCCACGCTGGCCGTCAGCTTATTGCGTGCCGCAATCGTCCCGACTATTTGCCCGAGCGTGGTGTCATGCCATGACTGCTCCCGGCGCGAGTTCAGCGACCGCGAAAATCAGCGCTTCGCCCCCTGATGGTCAGCGTATCAGGCGCGCCCCTGTGCTCGATTTCGTCGACCGTGAACGTCCCTTTTTTTATCAGCGCGGATCCCTGCCAGCCTAACCACAGCGTCAACGTTGCGCCGCGCGGTGGCAAAGCTATCTGACCGTCATTGTCATCGAGCTCGATATCGAGCTGGTCGGCCTCGAATCCGCGATTGTGGTCATGGTCAGGCTGATTAGGCGGTCACTAAAATCCTGCGTGATATCGTCGTTAAGCCAGTTCAGCCAGGTGGTTTCCATGCCGCCGGTCTGGACACGACAAAGCCCCTCGTCGTGGTCGACGTCGGTCACGATGCCGGTGCGGATAAGGTTGCGGATCGCGCGTGCGATTTCCTGCAGAGAATTTAGATTATTCATGGGGAAAGGATGCCGCCGGGTAAGATAACCGACAATCTAACTGAGTATTGTGAGGGCCCAGACAACAATTGGAGATGCTACTTGACTCAAACTAACTGGAAGATTATCAATGAGATAAAGCAGCCAAACGCATCAAGCATTCACAATGAAATCAAGTGGTAATATGATATCTTCCATAGAAATTATTGATTCAGCATGACGTTCTCTAGATGTCCTGGATGCTGACGCTATTACGAGTGTTTAGAGCCAGAATGAAACTGTCTGGCAATTATAAGGATATGTTAATTGAAAATTCATAGTTATGACCTTCTAATCAGTTCACTTAGCATGGACATCAGAAAAGGTACTGAGGTATGTTTTTTATTTGGCTCGGCAATAAGTCTTCCCGATAGTGGGATGGGAATGCCCTCTGTTGATGAGATGGTTGATATCATCATTGATTACCTTACAAAATATGGTGATGATGGATTAGAAGCACACCTCAGAAACATCAATGGATCAGCCAGATATCAAGCGGCCTTCGAATATCTCTTGGCAGTAGGAACACAGGAAGATGTCAAATCTATTCTGAAAATAGCTGTCGACAGAGCTAAAGATGCAAATGGAAAATGGGTTATACCTAAAACAATACGTGATTTCACAAAACTTGTTGCTACTGGCGCCCTTAAAGTACGTAACATTTTAACCACTAACTTCGATCCATTAATCGAAGAATCATTGCGCGAAAGCGAATTTGATATAAATAGAATTGAGCTTACAGACGATCTAACCTTTGATAATAGTAAAAGTCACAATAATGAAAGAATTAACATAATACATCTTCATGGTTATTATGAAGGTGACACCCTTCATACCCCCGACCAATTAACAGCGTACAGAGAAGAAAGTATAAACTGCCTTAAAAATTTATTTTCTCGATGCAAATTATATATTATTGGATATGGAGGATGGGATGATATCATAAACCAGACCATAATGAGCATGGTTAATGAAAAAAAAGGTAAATACGAATTTCGCTGGGCATTTTATCCTAACGAAGACTCAACAATACTGGAATCAAATAAAGAATTTTTCAATAACCTAATTCCAGCAAGAGTTATTTCTAGATTTAATGCGTATAAGAGTGTTGACTGTAGACAAATTTTCGAAGATGTTAATAAAAAAGCTCATGGCATTGATCTAATACTCAGCGAGGAAGATGATAAAGATGTACAGCCTGAGAGCACACCTATAATAGCCCTAGCCGATATCTATAATCCTCCACAAAAAAATAGCGTCATAAAGTTAAAAGAGTTTCCATTAACTCTGTCTCCTGCACATGAAATGATTCGTTTAAACGAACAAGAAAGTGCACGCGAACATATTAAGGCAGACAGTAGCGTAATGGTAATTAGCGGTATTGGTTATGGGAAGTTAGAATTTACATCATGTTTTTTAAGGGATGAATATCCTGAATACAAAGCATTTAGATTAGACTGTTCCGCTCTAAATACTAGAGAAGAGGCAAAGGAACGCTTCTTAAATAATATTGGCGTTGACTTTACGACTTTAGTTGCGTCGTGCGATCCAAACAAAACCACGATATTATTATTTGATAATATAACAGAGCTCAATGCAGAAATGCTAGGCTACTTCAATGAAATAATCAGTATATTAAAAGATTATGATGGTGGCTTGAAAGGCGTGTTCTTCACAAATAGAAAAATTCCGCTTTCAATTAATTCCGTAGAACTTCAACCCCTAAGCCTTGTTGATATAAATGAATATTTACGTCAAGACTTGAATTACCCGCTCACCGCAGATGAATTAGAGAGAATATTTCAAAGATCCTCTGGCCTTCCTGTAAAACTGGATAGACTAAAAGACTACTTTTCAATCTCCACAGTTTCACATGTATTGAGCACCCCCAATGATGGTATCGATAGTGAAACTGCCCTTCTTACAGATAGCATTCCAAAACATTTGGTGGACTTAATAACTGAACTTTCAAAATCAGAAAGCGAAGAAAATAAAAGAGTTTATACTTTATTAAAAGTGCTATGTGTTATAGAATGCGGTGAAACGCCAGAAAATATCATGAGGCAATTTAGAAATTACAAATTTAACCTAAGCGATTTCTTACGTTTGGTTAATAATGGATTAATTTATTCGGTCACAGTACCTGACTTGAGGGATTTCAAAGTGAATCGAGTTAATCCGATAATAAAAGATTTCGTCAAAAGTAAGATTGATAAAGATACTCTCGAAACCATTCGACAAAATGCTATCAAAATGGTTTCCGGTGACATTTGGTTAAATAAACACGTTACCGTATCAAGAACAACAAGAATTTTACTTAACAACATTGATTTCCAGCCAGGAAACGCCCACTTATTAATACTAGAATCATTAAGAACAGCTAACGAAGAAAAGGAATTAAACATTTACCGAGATGCAGCAGTGTCATATGCATACTTTCTAGAAAGAAAATGCCGTTATAAAGAAGTTGTTTCTTTCGTTAATGAGATCTCTAATTGGTTCACAGAAAAGAATCTAGCGTATTACAGATTGAAAAAGTACCTTGCAGAAAGTATGAGAATGCTTGACAGAGAAGAAGAAGCTATTACTCTCTTAGAAAAAACACTTGAGGACTTTAATGATAAAAGTCCACTTTATAACAGATCCCTTCATGAGAGCATGACGTCTACACTTTTGCTTGCGTATTCTGAATGCAACAAAGAAAAAGCATTCATGATGGCAGAAAAAATAAAAAAAGCTTCTGAAAAAAATAGTTACCGCAGATTCTTAGCTGAGAGTATTCTTGCGGAAAAATTAACCGGCACAGAAAAGGTTGACAAACTGAAACGCTTAGAAAAAAAAGCGAGGAACCACAACGAAATAATTATTGCCAATAATATATCTTTAGATATCGCGGCACTTGACTCTACGTCGACGGATCGATATATCAACACAGTTCTATCCTCAGAAAGCTCTGATTATACCAGGGTACGTGCAATATTAAAAAAATCAGAGGGTTTGCTTTCAAACTCCGCCACAACTCGAATTACGTCAAAAGATATAATTAATTTAAGTGAGTGCTATCGATACTTATTCATTCAAAGAATTGACGGTCTTTTCAATCGCTGCCATGCTTTATTATGGAAAGCGCTACTTCTTGAAAATCGATTTGACGAATTATTCAATGTTTTTCTAAGCAGCTCCCTTGTATGGAGAATATCCGGCCAAATAGATAAGGAGCGTAGCTATAGTGAAAAAATAATTACTGCATTAGCAGTACATGAGCAATCCTACCCTGTTTATATAGCATATTTATACCGTCGCTCTAACGTACTAATGGAGAAAATAATCAATTAGCAACTACAGAATATTAATGCATAGGCAAACTCCGGTGTTACAGCAAAGCAACGATGTAACACCGAATAAATCACAAAGTCAAAAGACAATTCATTTTTTGAAATATACACTCAGTTGATTAATGAAATCATTTAGTCAGTTCAATTTCCTAAGAATTAGCATTTCTATTAAAAACTCATCATGTTTATTAAATCCGAGTAACGGGCGCTCTGCGTACTGCACTTCCTTAGCATGCATGTTAGGCCGGTCTTTTAGTCCGTACTGGTGAATCTGGGCGATGCGCTGCACTTTGCCTGTAAATTCCACCACCGCGCTGTTTTCACGGCCAGTGGCTTTCATGTACCGGCTTGTGCGTAGCTTCTGGAACATCGCCCGTTTAATCCGCCCGGTCTTAGCTCTGAGAGGCTGACGCTTGCGCGCCTGATACGGCGAGCCGTCCGGGGTTTTCTGCAGCTTGATGCGTTGCTGTTGCGACTTGCGCAGCTCCTTTGCTATCTCTCCGGCCAGCTTACGGCGCGCAGCCGGTGACAGGGCAGCAATCAGACCATTGAGCCGGTCGTCAAAGGGCTTAAATTCACTCATCCCATTTGCTCACCAGTTCGCCATTGATATAGAGCTCTTTTGGCCGGGTGACGGGCTCCGGCAGCGGCGGCTCAGGGGCATAGCTTACGTACAGCGCGCCGTTTTCCTCTTTGATGAGGGTGCGCTCGGTGAGCTGCAGGCTGATACTGATATCGACGCTGTCCCCGTCGTTCAAATCCATCTGGAAACGGTAGCCCTTTTTGCGGCCGTCATCGAGCGTGCAGATATCCGGCTGGTTTTCCCTGAGCCATGCGGCCACCGGCACGAAAATCAAATCAGGGTCGCCCACAAAGTCACACACGATCACATTCAGGGTATAAATTTTCTCGTGTGACAGCGAGGCCGCGAGCCGCGCATCGATATTCCCTTCATCGGCGAAGATGCGCATCATTTCGGGGTTTGTTTCAAGCTGCGGAACTGCTTTAATCAGCGCTTCGCGCAGGCTGCGTGCTTTCTTCATCGAGTTTATCCTGACAGTCTTTGACGGTTTCAACCTGCAGCGCGCAGGCGGCGAGCGCGTGCTCAAGCCTGCGAATATCGGCGCTCAGGTCACCATTAGTGGCCGGGTTGCTTCCCGGCATCGGGCAATAGCTCACCTTCGGGCAGGCGCTGTAAACAATGACCGGCGGAGGCGCAGGCGGCGCGGGTGTGCAGCCGACGCACAACATCAGGCAGCTCTGCGCTGTACCAGCGGCGTAACGTTTCATTCTCATTTATCAGCCTCGTAATGGTTTGTTCACGCCGCACGGCCTTCGCACCGGCGGCCAGCAGTTCGCCGCGTAAACTGACCTGCGCGGTTTCATTTCGCCTGGCAATTCCCTGCGAAACGGAAAGCTGATTTATGAGCATTCCGATCGCGGTTTTTTGTTCCGTGGCGACCCTGTTCGCCCGTTCAAACGAGCGGGTCAGGTTGCCGTTTTCATGACGCTGCCAGAGCACAACCGCAATAAGCGCGGCCAGTAAAAACAACATCAGTTTCATTGAATCCCCCTAAGGCAGTAGGCACGCTCACGCGCGCGGCGATTTTCAAGCCCTTTGTTAATTTCGCCGTTCACGTAAACCCAGCGGGTGAGCTGGTCGCACGCCTGCGGCCATTGCTGGCGTTTGATAAACGAGACCAGCGTCGACCGGCAGGCCGCGCCGGTTCCCACGTTGAATGAGAAACTGACCAGCGCGTCGTAAACCTGCGGCGGTATTTTCACCGGCGCGCATACGGCCAGACGTTTCTCGACGTTCAGCACATCCGCGACAAGGTTCGCCGCCGCCTGACGCTCGGTGATTTCCCCTTTCGGCACGACGCCTGCAGTGTGGCCGATGGCTGCACCCTGTTTAACCTCGACCAGCTTAAGCAGGAAAACAGCGCGGATGACTTCCGTAACCTGTTTATGTGCGAGTTCGTCGACGATAAGGCGTCGGTATTCCCGTTCGAGGAGCTGCAGCGCTGCATGGTCGATGCAATGGAAGAATGGGCGGACTTCGAGCCATTCGCCGACCGGCCGTTTAACTGGCGTCCGGTCTGGATTGGCTATGACCCGTCACACACCGGCGACAGCGCCGGGTGCGCGGTACTGGCTCCGCCGCTGGTTGCCGGTGGCAAGTTCCGCATCCTTGAGCGTCACCAGTGGAAAGGCATGGACTTTGCCGCACAGGCCGAGGCCATCCGGGCGCTGACCGAAAAATACACCGTCGACTACATCGGCATCGATGCGACAGGCATCGGCCAGGGTGTTTACCAGCTCGTGCGTTCATTCTTCCCAGCGGCGCGCGCCATTCGCTACACGCCGGAAATGAAAACTGCAATGGTGCTCAAAGCAAAAGACACCATCAGACGCGGGTGTCTGGAATACGACGCCGGGGCAACCGACATCACGCAGTCATTTATGGCTATACGCAAAACCATGACCAGCAGTGGCCGCAGCGCCACCTACGAAGCCAGCCGCAGTGAAGAGGCCAGCCACGCAGATATCGCGTGGGCAACCATGCACGCGCTGTTAAACGAGCCGCTTTCAGCTGGTAGCGGTATGCAATCAAGCTCCATTCTGGATATTAACTAAGATGAAAAAACGCCAAAAGAAACAGCCAAAACAGACCAGCATGACCGCCAGCGCGTCGCAGAAAATGGAGGCGTTCACCTTTGGTGAGCCCTCCCCCGTTCTGGATCGCCGCGACATCCTCGATTATGTCGAGTGCATCAACAACGGCAAATGGTACGAGCCGCCGGTCAACTTCTCGGGACTGGCAAAAAGCCTGCGCGCCGCCGTACACCACAGCTCCCCGATTTACGTAAAGCGTAACATTCTGTCCAGCACCTTTATCCCGCACCCGTTGCTGTCGCGTCAGGACTTCAGCCGCCTTGTGCTTGATTATCTGGTGTTTGCAAACGGCTATCTCGAAAAGCGCATGAGCGTGACCGGCCAGCTCTTAAAGCTGGAAACCTCACCGGCCAAATACACCCGCCGTGGTGTCGAGGATGGCGTTTACTGGTACGTGTCGAGCTTTACCCACCCGCACCAGTTCGTCCCCGGCTCGGTGTTTCATCTGCTTGAGCCCGATATCAATCAGGAGCTCTACGGGATGCCGGAATACCTGAGCGCGCTCAATTCCGCATGGCTGAATGAATCCGCCACGCTGTTTCGTCGCAAGTATTACCAGAACGGCGCGCACGCTGGTTACATCATGTACGTGACCGACGCGGCGCAAAGCAGCACCGACGTCGAGGCGCTGCGCTCCGCGATGCGCGACTCGAAAGGACTCGGGAATTTCAAAAACCTGTTTTTCTACGCCCCGAACGGGAAACCGGATGGCATCAAGATCGTGCCACTGAGTGAAGTCGCCACGAAGGATGATTTTTTTAACATCAAGAAGGTGAGCGCCGCTGACCTGCTCGACGCGCACCGCGTGCCGTTCCAGCTCATGGGCGGCAAGCCTGAAAATATCGGCTCGATGGGCGATATCGAGAAGGTGGCGCGGGTGTTTGTGCGTAACGAGCTGACGCCGCTACAAGAGCGTTTTAAGGAGATTAACGATTGGCTGAAAATTGATGTAATCCGGTTTGAAAAATATTCACTTGATATTTAAGTTAAAATCAGGGTGATTAATCACCCTGAACAAAACTACTGAGCCATAGCCTCAGAAATCAATTCAATTTCCTCTATCCATGACTTCCATAAATAATCATTCGTTTGAGGATCGATCCAAAACATTGTATCTGAGGGATGACGAAACTTTGTGTGTGTATATCTTACTTGCGCATTTTTAACTTCACCTATTGTGAAGGACGTTATATGCGCATTTGCGTTTCTAAACTTTTGCAAATCTAATAGAAAGCTAACCGTACCCAATCCACTTAGAAGAACAGCTGCGTTTGAGGGATTGAAAGCGGTTATAACTGGGTTTAGCTTAATAGCATCCCCCCATGTCATTTCTATATGCGGCGGTGCAGATCTCACAGTAATTGTTGCCAAATTAGATCCCTGCGAAGCTTTTTGCGCAAGAAAAACCAATTCTCTATCGGTTAAGTTAGAATATGTAGAGGAAACCCTGTTTCCATTTACGGTCAACCCATCAGTTAACGAACCAAATATTATGGTCCGGCAATACATGCACCAAGCCTGCCACAAAGAAGACATTAAACCTTCTTGAACAGCATACCTATCTGCGCATTTGTTTGGATTTGCAACAAGCAAATTCCTTTCAAAAGCACTATCAAGTACAGCTGTTCTTGCTTTTAATTTTGACAATGCCTTGTCAAAAAATATTGTCATACTCTTGATCTCCAATTTGACAACCCAGAGCCGATAAGATCGTCAAAACTCTTGCCTCTCTTCGTGGTGCTTTATTGGTACTTGATTCTGTTCCCCATACATATTTGTGGAATGGTCCAGATACATCCTTTGATTCATGAGCGAGAGCCAAAGACTCCAGGCGATTTGCAGCTGTGGCAATATCTGTTGTGTAGACACCTAATCTCGGAATTGCGTATTCATTTGTAATAGCCTGAATGCCATATCTTGCATGGATTAATGCAGTAATCAGGGAGTGAAGAGCATAAGGCTTCATCATGAACGACTGTCTTAAATTGCTAAAATTAGCAGAAATAAAGCTGAATGTTTCAGTTAGCATTTGATGGAACTCATTTCTATTAGCAAAAGTTTCATCATTTTGTTGATATAGACGATTCAAATCTGTAGGACTAGCGCTAACTATACCACGCTCAACAGAAATCAAACATTCTGAAATAAACTCTGCATCAGCCATTCTTATTATTTGCCTATCTGTAAAGACACCATACTCTATGAAAAACTCATTTAAACTATCGGATGCCTCATTAATAAACCATTTAAATTCCCCAATATAGGAAGAGTGACGCTTTTCCGCGTTATTAAGAGGAAGAGTATAGGCATTCATTCGTCTAAACATCTGTAAAATTTCACTGCGCGTTGCATTTCTTATTACATCAGCAGAAACGGTATACGACATAAATTGGTCTTGCACTTCTATTGGTAGCTCACGGAAGAGCAATCCAGAATATTGGCTATCACCCTTAACTCGAAATTGATTATCAATATATCTACGTATTGTCGTGATACGTTGCTGACCGTCAACAATTTCCTTTTTTATCTTACGCTCAGTGCGATTCATAAATTCATAAAGATATATCTTAGGAAATGGAAAACCCTCTAATATCGTATCAATGAAATAGCTGCTCGGCCCCTCTGGCCATAACCCTGCTGCGCGTTGATAGTTTGAATTAACTATCAAGTCTCGGCGTGAAAGCATATCGACAAGTTCTGCAATACTATAATAACTGGAATTAATTAACATAATTATAACCTCTTGATTAGTAGCGCTAATCATACATAATGAATCAACGTTTCCGCAACAGCGCGCAGTGCTATCCCCGCCTCGCCTGCGCGCTTAACGGGGCGCTTTTAATGCAGGTGCATCAGGGGCCAGAAGCCGTGCCAGCGCTGGCGCTGACTGGCAAACGCTGGAGTAAAAAACGGATGCAAACTCATGCACTTGATACATGCAGAGCTTAATTACGAGAAAATCGCGAGTAAATGGCATAACAAGACCGGCATTCTGAGTGCCGGTCTAGTGCCTTGATGCAAGCATCAGTTTTGCCATGAAATGATGTCGTCCAGACCAGAAAGCAGGTCGGGAAAGTAACTTTCATCAATATCGAAGGAATCATCAAGGGTAATACTGTCAGCATGGTTTTCAGGCTTAAGTACCATACTAACGCCAACAGCCCCGGCAAAATGTGCCTGATGAAACTTAAGCACAACCTGCTCGAATGCCGAGGTTAAATTTATTTCCTTAAATTTCGCCCCTGTCTTTAAGGCCTGATGGAAATCATGCGTATCATTCCTGAACTGCTCCAACTGACCGACAAAAAACTCTGCAGCAAACTCTGTTTTTAAGGCAGGGATTGAGAATTCAACCCAAACCATTATACGGCTATAGGCAGGCTCTTCGGGCTCAGCCAGCCTTTCATAAGGCGTTAATTTAAGGTGTCTGTCACCGCTTGTGATATCAATCATGATCCCCCCTTACGGCATGTACTGAAAATGCATGATAGTCCAGTCAGCTTCCCTGACCAAAACCTCAAGACGGTAAGACTTATAAATATAAGTGCCTTTATTTTGCCTGTCTTCCACAAGCTTATACATACGAGCCTCGTAACGGAAAAGCCCTGGTTTTTTGAGAGGATCCGGCGTTCTTATGCCATAACGAATGGCCTTTTCCTGAATCTGTAAAGGCACATAACGACCTGGGGTCAGCATGTGTTTTGCCGATGACTCACTCATCCTGAGCGCGCGAGCTGATAAGCCCATTTTAAGACGGCCACGCAAGAGACTGATGGTAGCCTCACTGAGCCTCACAGTTACGGCGGCTTTGACACCACTTTCCAGTAACGCCTGACCTGCCCGTAAAAGACGAAATGCACCAAAAGCAATTAAAGCGAGGTCTGTTGGGTCAATCAGGGGGGCTTCTAATGGCGCCTCTTCCAGCCTGACAAACATGCCGTCTGCATCATAAATCTGCCATAAACCGGGAGCCTGAGCGACGGAATAACCAATACACATCCCGCTTTCGTCATCAACGATTGGTTTTGAGTTCAGTGGAGGATTGCGGGGGCGAAATTCGAAATATTCACCGGCTGGCAATGTAGACTGGAAGGTGTAGAAACGTCCTGGCTCGTCTGTAATTAATCCAACGCTCATTGTCATGATTTCCTTTTGGGCTAACCTTTGAGTCATCATAAAGGACGTTTTTACTTCAATCTACTTTTCCTGATTCTGATTTTATCGACTTTGAAGCTAACGCCTCGCAGGGCACGTTGTTCAACACCACCGACACTGAAAGCGAGTTTCAGCACCGGCGGCGTTTGCTATCGTCGACGTGGCGGCGGAATTATCGGACCTATCACCGGTGTAAACCCCTCAATTTTCGTATCGCTGATCTCGCTATATTTGTGGTGATTTTCTCGTACGATAATTAGCCATCTGAATAAATAATCTTTCATAAAGCCCACTCCATTTGAGTTGAATTTCCAGGCCACACGTCCGCAGCCGGATATTTGAATCTTTTCTCGCCATAAATCACCGTTGCCCCACGCACCAGCGCGTCGAGCTCCCACCGTTCCGGGGTAATGCCCTCCTGAGCCAAATCGAAACGAATTTTTGCGACGCGATCCCTTTCGGGCTTTGTCATCCTGGCTGATGGCGCTTGCTCGCTGGTTTTGAGCGGCGCATTGCTTCTTTGCTGCCAATTTTTGCGCGGTGCGCCAGTTTTTAACGCGCCTTTAAGCACCTTCACGACGTCGGGGTCATTCCAGCCGATAACCCCGCGCTCTATCAGATTTAACACCGCTGCGGCTTGCTCAGACGGTGTGGGGGTCATAACTGGATCGCCACCGCCGGTGAGCTTTCCACAGTTATTGACAGGACTCCGAGGCGCGGCAGAGCCGCTTTTTAAGGTTAAAGGCTCAACGGCCAAAACCTTTGGAACGATGCGCCATTCGGCTGTACGGGTTACATGGACACGATTAGCCCCGAGATGAGGGGCATAAATCCCGACAACCCTCTCGATATCTTCCTCATATTCGTTGACCTCATCCGTCACCTTACGGGCGACCCTGACCGCCTGAGCATCACGCGGCATGTTTGCCCCACCCTGCGCGATGATGTACCGCTCAAAGTCCCCCTCATCCGCAGCAGCTCGCGCGGCCTCGACCCTGTCGTCAAACTCGCAGGCAATACTCACCCCACGCGGCAGTTTGCGCAGTTCGCGGTAAGCGCCCATCGTCGGGAGACCAATCGGTTTAAACTGAGGGATACGCCATGTTGACGCCCATGCGGTGACGGCTGCGGCCGTATCTTTCAGAGGCTTGCCGGTGTCATGATCGAGCTGGCCGTCGAGCGCGTAACCGTCGATATTTTTTGCAATGTATTTAGCGATATAACCCGCCGCTCCGCCCTGATTAAGTTGGCGTGACTCAAAGCGCTGTTTTGACGCGCCCTTTTCGTGTCCGTCCTCTTTGAGGGCATAACGACGCATAATTTCGTTAATAGCTTTACGCTGACTGGGTTTGCAAAAAAGCATCATGTGCCAGTGAGGCGTGCCGTCGTGATGCGGTTCGACAACGCGCATCCCGTAAACCTCTAAATCGTTATCTTTGAAAGCTGTACGCATCAGGCTCCAGATTCGGCATAGATAGCGCTGACCGTCTTTGGGTGTGAATGCTGTTTCGTTCCAGCCGTGATTGAGCTGCACAGTTTTGCTTTCACCTTTGCCAACCTGACGGGTCGGGTGATACTTCGATGGAGTGGTCAGCGTGATAAACATCCCCACGTCACCAGCGCTGGTCGCGTAGCGTTCAATCCCGGCGATAGTATTCATCAGCTCCATACGACGTATTTCAGGGTTCGAAATACTCCCCATGACCTTGCTTATGAGGTCAATACGTTCGCCAGTGATTTTGTTTTCCAGTTCGCAGGATTTCAGGTATTCGAGATTAGCCAGGCGGCGCGCGTGAACATCGCGGATCGCTATTTTGCTTGCGTAAGGTGAACGGTCTTTGTTTACCTCACCTGCTGCGATGAGCAGCGCCTCGCGCCAGCGCATCCGCTGCGCCTTGAGCTGGTTGACCCACCATTCGTCTTTAATCAGTCGTGAAATAACGGAAAATGCCATGCGGATCGTCATCTGACCCTTACGGTATTTCTTCCAGTACATCGGGGTGATGTTAAATGCGCGAGCAACACCGGCCACTTGCCCGTATAGGTGCGACTGAGCTTCATCGGTGAAAAGTGTCTCTTTCCCGCCGTGAGCATCCGCCCAAGCGTCGCTTAACTCTTCGTATTTGCTCCAGAGCTGAGAGGCAATTCTGGCCGCAAATTTCCTGAGCTCTTTGTCATTCATATCTGGTAAGCGCGCATACTGGTCGCGCTCGGACAGAAAACCAATCGAGGCGGATTCATTCATCCCGCACAGTTCATTAACACGCTCAAGACGCGGCAGCAGCTTGCGCTCAAACGTGTTTTTAAGGAAATACAGCCCACCCAAAGGGCTCTTTTTACGGCGGATGAAGTTATAACGCGATGTAAACAGGGTTTGCAGGAAAAATGGCAGACGGTCAATACGGTTTAAAACACCTTGCAC